GAGGCCGACGCACTGCTGGCTGAGGCCGAGCGAGGCGGGATGCAGGTCCAATCTGAGCTGCAGAAGTTGCGGGAGCAGGTGCGGGAACTCACGGGGCAGACTCAATGCGATGCAGCCGAGCTGCAGCAGTTGCGGGAGCAGGTGCAGACGCTGGCGCGGGAGCGCGATCGTTATCGCAACCAGCTTGAGGGAGCGATCGAGCACAGCAACGCACCGGAGGCGCAGGCGCAACTGGTGGAGCGACTGCAGGCATGGCTGAGGCCGGTGCTGGAGCTTGTCGCAGAGCATCCGGAGGACTGCGGGCCACTGGCGGTGTCTGTGCTGGGGTACCTGCCGGGGATTGCGTCGCGATTGATCGAGGAGTGAGTATGCCCAGCTTCCCGGTGTGCCTAGAGGGTGAGCGGTTGGTGTTCCTGGCCAACTACACGGCCCAGCTGTATTTGCCCGACGGTATGCTGCTGAGGCGGCGAGAGTCGGTCGGCAACAGTTGGGACGGTGCCAGTGTTCCTCGGTGGGCATGGTCTGTCATGGGCCACCCGTTGGCGGCAGACGTGCGTGAGGCGTCGTATTGGCATGATCGACTGTGCGAGGGCAGCGAGACGCCAGAGGATCGTATGGTTGCCGACGCGGTGTTTCTGATGCTGCTGAGGCGGTCAGGTGTGAGCAGGTGGCGACGGTGGGCTATGTGGTTCGCTGTCCGATTTTACGCGGTGTTTATTTGGAGGGTGGTGTAATGAGTGGTTACAGGTTCGAGATCGATGGGGATAAGCATGGGTACTTTTCGCGTATCGTCGCCAGCAATGGTGAGACGACGCACGTAAGCGAGCAGTACACCACGAAGTCGGCGGCGATCAGGACGGCTGAGCGGCTGCTGGTGGATATCCTCGCACAGCAGCAGAGCGGCCATCAGATCGAGATCCGCGACTGCACAGGCGAGGACCCGTCGCTGTGAGTCTCCAGCGTGCGATCGATCTGATCGTCGCACTGCGGCGACACCCCGAGGGACTGACGACGGCCCAGCTGTCTGAGACCCTCGGGGTGTGCTCCCGCACTGTGCGGCGGTATCTGGCGGCATGGCGTATGGCAGGATGGGTGCAGGCGGAGCTGGGTGAGTGTGGCCTTAAGATTTGGAGGGTGGTGTGACGGTCCCAGTCAATCAAATCATCTGCGGCGACAACGTCGAGACGCTGCGGACGTTGCCGGATGCGTGTGTGGATTCTTGCGTCACAGATCCGCCGTATGGAATCGAGTTCATGGGCAAGCAATGGGACAAGGGCGTTCCCGGTGTTGAGTTGTGGCGTGAGGTGTTGCGTGTGCTGAAGCCGGGCGGGCATCTGCTCGCATTCGCTGGCACGCGCACGCAACACCGCATGGCCACGGCGATTGAGGACGCGGGGTTTGAGATTCGCGACATGATTGCATGGGTGTATGGAAGTGGGTTTCCGAAAAGTTTGGATGTGAGCAAGGCGATTGATAAGCGGGGCGGCTCAGTTGCCGGATTTGAGCAGTTCCGTGACGCCGTGCGCGCTGCGATGAATCGCAACGGAGTCAGTCGATCGCAGTTGCAAGCTGCGCTTGGCAATTACATGCTGGCCCACTATCTCACCGCTGGTTCACAGCCTGCTGTGCCCAACCTGCGCGATTACCGGATAATTCGCGACACAGTGCAGCTTGGCTCTGGGTTTGACACGCTGTTCAACGACGAAGCCGATCGCGAGGTGGTGGGGCATACTAATCGGGGGGTCTCGGTCAATACAAACTTTATGAGCGGCGGGAATGACATCACCGCCCCCGCCACCCCCGAAGCCAAGCAATGGTCCGGCTGGGGGACTGCCCTGAAACCATCACTTGAGCCGATCACAGTGGCACGCAAGCCGCTGTGCGGAACGGTGGCGGAAAATGTGTTGCAGCATGGCACGGGCGGGTTGAATGTGGATGGGTGTAGAGTGGGGACTAATCCCGGATATAGGTATCGAGCCGACGCGAACGGGACCACATTTCACGGGCAACAAGGTGAACGTATTAAGCAATCAGCAGGAAAGAAAGGCTGTGAGTTTATTGAGTCAACGCAGGGCCGATGGCCCGCGAACCTGATCCACGACGGCAGCGACGAAGTTGTAGGGCTGTTTCCAAATGACGAGGACGCATCCGCAGCCCGGTTTTTCTACTGCGCAAAAGCCGACGCCAGCGAACGCCGCAACAGCAGACACCCAACCATCAAGCCAGTGGCATTGATGCGTTATCTGGTCAGGCTGGTGACACCACCCGGCGGGCTGGTGCTTGATCCATTCGGGGGATCGGGCACCACAGCCGAGGCGGCACGACTGGAGCACTGCCGATTTTTGCTGATGGAGTTGTCTGAGGAGTATTGTGCGGACGCAGCCGAACGACTGCGGCAGGGGGTGCTGTTCTGACCGTCCAGAATTATTTTCCGAAAATCTTTGTTCAAGGTATTGACGCAATACGTCGATAGGTGTAATATCCTGACATGCGAGTCACAAAGTGTGACACGCGGGACCAAACGACAAACGAGATTGAGGGAACGAACCATGAGCGAATACACCATCCGATTCACCAGCGGCGGCGGAATTGAGTCTCTCGGCACAATGAAATCGGACACCGAGGCCGCAATCCATGCCGAAGTGCTGCTGGCTGCCTATGGATACGACGCAAACGAGCTGGTCACAGGTGAGTGGCAGAATGGCCGCCTGCTGATCTGGGCGGACGAGGCCGACGCAGCAAACGACGACGGAGCCAAGGCGCTGTGCAGCGTAGAGCGATGCTGATAGTGTGACACCTTCCCCCGTCAGACTGGCTGACGGGGATTCTTCCGAGACAAACGAGATTGAGGGAACGAATCATGAGCACAGCAACGACAATCAGCAGCAACTGGCAGACCGTGGCAATCGTCGGCTACACCGGCAGTGTCAGCGTGAGCGGATACGACCGCCGAGCACATGGTGGTGTCTGCCTGCTGCAGGCGCGACGCGACGCACGCGGCAACATGACAGGCCGCAAGGTGAACAGCAACGGACGACACCGCGAAGTGGGCAATATGTTCTTGCTGACCGCTGCACAGCTGGCGAAGTGGCAGAAGATTGGCGGCTGATCGGGCAACACCTTCCCCCGCTGCACAGTGCGGCGGGGACCTTTTTTGCGGTTGATTGAGTGAGGGACTGAGTGATGGAGACAGAACGAGACGCATTGCAGCATTGGCTGGACGATCATCAGGGCGAGCAAATGGACGCCAAGTTGGCGGCGAAATGCCCAGCCTGTGAGGGCTGGTATCCGATCGTGGACGACTACCTGATTCTGAGCGGCGACATGGCCGAGGCCAACGACACGCGATATACGCTGGTCAGCGATCAGTTAGGGTGCGTCCAGCGGCGAGCCAATCGGAGGTACCTGTTGATGGCGCGATACGTCAGCAAGGACGTTCCGTTGCGGCTGTATCCAGACCTGCCTGAGGCGTGTATAGCTGCAATGGGCCTGCACGGCGACTACTCCGAGATGCAGAGACAATTCCCGGAGGTGGTATCGTGGCAGGACCGAGCGGATTTTTGCGGATTTGAGGTGTTGCTGGTGCGTGAGGACGGCACAGTCGGGCTGCCAGTCGAGACGTTTGACCGCGAGCCGGACGCTATTTGAGGAGGGTGCAATGGACATCATGGCGGCAATCGTGGCGGCAGTGCTGGCGATCGTGGTGGCGTTTCAGATCGGGGGTGACACGTGAGCAATACAGAAAAGTGGCAGGCACTCTGGAACCATGACGTGCAATTTGGATTTGCGGTCGGGTGTTTCGCTGGCGTGGCGGGTTTGGTGTTGATCGTGGCTGGAATGGATTTGCTGGCAAGAATCGTGGTCGGTGGTCGACCACAGAAGCCGGTGCGACGGGTGCGAGGGGATAACGGAGGGCGGGGGATATGAGCGTGCAAATTTGCGAGGGCGTTTGGCGGAATCGGACGGGCCAGCGTGTTTTTGTGACACAATGCGAGCCGGTGGACGGGCAGCGGTGGACGGACGGAAACATACACTATTCAGACAACGGGAGTTTTTACAGCCGTTATAGCGGCGAAAGCGAGAACGATCTGGTGGAACATCTCGGGCCGTTTCCGGGCAGCTCGCAACGTGCACCAGTCACACGTCCAGCGGAGACGGAAAGCACGACAGCGGTTGCGGGTGGCGTGGGTGACGATCCGGGGCGGATTATTTATGATCTGGAGCAGCGTTTGGAGGCAGCGAAAGAACGGAACAGCAAGGCGCTGGGTCACTTACGGGAACGAGATCAGACGGTCAACGAGTTGAGGACGGAACTGGAGCAGTCGCAAGCTGTGCGGAGAAACCTTGCGGCCGAGGTCGAGCGGTTGGGAGCCCAACTGCGGGAAGCATTTTCCACGGCACAACAACTGCGATCCGAAAACGAGTCTCTGGCCGTCCGACTGCAACGGGCCGAAATTGTCGCAGCAGAAGCCCTGCAGAAATGGGAGACCACTGAGCAGGTGTGCCTGAAGATCATCACGGCATTTACGGGAGTCCGATCGTGACACACCCCAACCGTCTGCAAATCCTGATCAGACTCCGCCGTCTGGAGTTGTTCCTGTGCCATACAAAACGCACAAAGGCAGAGTGCATCGATCGGCTGCAATACACCGAACCGCGGATGCTGCTGCGGGATCTGCGAGATTTGGCAGCACTCGGCAGCGAAATCGTCCGGCAGGGTGCGCCGGGCAAAGTGACATCCTACTACTGCCC